GGGGAAAAGACTAGCGCCTAGGTGTGATACATGCACGCATCGGGGCCACTAGTTGCGTTGATAGTGCGGTCACCCATCGGCGAGCGCGCCGATAGTAACCCGCTCGGCCTAAGGGCTCGCCCGATAGCAACTAGCGCCACCAGCGCTAGGCGCTAGCAAACAAACGGCGCCCGCTACTTAGAGTGACGCCGCCACGAGCTCGCGCAACTACTTAGCGTGACAATCCAACCGGCGCCCGCTCGGTTTGTCTAGGCGTAGGCGTCCGGTTCTAGTGGCGAACGTTTGTTCGGGCGTACGGGTGTTCGTGCGAACGTATGTTCGGGGCGAGGGTCCGAAAAGCGAACGTATGTTCGTGTTAGGGGCTCTCACAAACCCGTTAGGCGGTATCACGGGCCGATAGTAGACGAACTTTGTTCGTCCAGAACATGGGGGGATGTGCCGAGGCACATGCACAATAAGAATATGCTATCGGTGGGTTGGGTGTGTTGGTTTGTTGGTGTGTGTGGGGTGGGGTGTTTGGTTGGGACCGTGCCCTGGGTCCCTCCGTCAGTTTAGGTTGATCGCCTGCCAACGATCTGCGGTGTGTGTTGGCTGGTCGTGTCCGCCCCGTCCCTGGGGCCGTCGTTTCTCGGGCACGACTCGGAGGCCCTTCTGACGGGCGACGCTCACGCGTGCAAGGCGTGGCCCCAACGGTTGGCCGGGTTGGGGTGCCGGTTGGTGCTACTGTAGCAGATGACTTGAGGAGGCCGTGATGGTTCTTGAAGATTCTTTGCGTAGGTGTGGCGTGCAGAAGCCTGAGAAGATGGTGAAGTTGTGGAAGGACGGCAAGTTTGATGAGTTGGATTGGGGTGAGGGTTCTGATGAGCCGATTGAGTCGGAGTGTGATCTCGAAAATCCAGAGTCGTGCGAGTCGTGTGAGTAGGGTGTGTCCTGTGGCTAATCCCCATTTGTGTATTTGTGATCTGTGTGATTGTAAGGGTGGTATTTAGATGCCTATGGGTGTGAAGCATTATTTCCGGGATGGCCGGGAGCACAAGGGCAAGTACCACAAGATGCCGAATGGGCAGTTGCACAGCGGTGCTGGTCACTCGGCGTCGAGTAAACGGTTGTTTCATTACGGTCAGTTAAGTAAGAAAGCTCAGGCGAAAGCCCGAACAGATTGGAAGAAGTGATGGCTGCAAAGAAGAAGGCTAAGAAGGCTGTGAAGAAGGGCTTGTACTACAACATCAATGCGAAGAAGAAGCGCATTGCTAAGGGTTCGGGCGAGAAGATGCGGAAGCCTGGGTCAAAGGGTGCGCCTACCGATAAGGCGTTTAGGGATTCTGCAAAGACTGCGAAGAAGCGTCGCTAATGGCAAAGAAACCTGACCCGAGGCTGAAGCGTGTTGGGGTATCGGGTTACAACAAGCCAAAGCGGACACCGAATCATCCGACGAAATCGCACGTTGTCGTGGCAAAAGGCAAGGGGTGTGAGAATGGCAAGGTCATTCGATTCGGTCAGCAGGGCGTGTCTGGTGCTGGCAAGAACCCGAAGAGCGAGAAAGACAAGGCTCGTCGTAAGTCGTTTAAAGCACGCCATGCGAAGAACATTGCGAAGGGTCCGTGCTCGGCTGCGTATTGGGCGAACAAGGTAAAGTGGTAATGGCTCCTCCGAGAATGCCTCGTAGCCAACTGTCCGAGTCGGCCAAGTACTACCGAGACAACGCTAAAGCTCGTAAGAAAAAGGCTGAGACGGACAAGAAGGTCAATGCTCGTCCTGAGCAGCGTAAGAAGCGCAGCGAGTTGTCAACGGCTCGTCGGCGGGCAAAGAAACGTGGCGTGAACCTGCGAGGCAAGGACATGTCGCACACGAAAGATGGCCGGATGGTGCCAGAAAATTCGTCGCGTAACCGTGCCCGTCAAGGTTCTAACGGCAAGTCTACCAAGAAGTAGCCATGCCGTCTGGCAAGCACACTACACCGGAGCAGTGGGTCCAATATTTGTTGTTGCGTCGAGGCGGCGAGTCCATGCGACAGTCCGCCATCAAAGCAGGCGTCAACTACCACTCGGCCCGTGACAACGAATCAGGACGCACCTCTACCCGTTCCTGGCTGCAAGCCAAAGAACAAGTAGACAAGATTGGCGTATCAAAGATTCCTGACTATGAACACCTCGACGCAGCCGCACAAGAAGCACATGACAACATCGAAGCATTTGCACTCCGTTACTTCGGCATCATTCTCCAGCCCTGGCAAATCGAAGCAACCGAAAAAGTAAACGAACTCCTCAACACGCCACAGGAGGAGTACATCGTCATCAACGCACCCCCTGGTTCTGGCAAATCCACGTTTTTTGCGAAAGTGTTGCCTGCTTGGGCGACTGTACGCAACCGTGCTTTGCGAGGCATGATAGGTTCGTCTACTCAGCGTTTGGCCGAGTGGTACACCCGTCGGCTACGTGCAGAGTTTGAACGTGAGCACGTCGCCCGTGCCGAGTTAAACGATCAGAAGATCGGTATCGCTGTTGATGCCGTACGCACCATGCAGCAAGACTTTGGTGCGTTTAAGCCTGATGCGAAGGAAATATGGCGAGCCGAAGCCTTTACCATCCTACAGCCCGACGACCAGCCTCTCTCCCAGAAAGAACCTACCTGGTCGGCGTTCGGCATGGACTCTGGCTTTCTTGGTGGCCGGTTTGACCTCGTAATCTGGGACGACGTTTGGGACCCACGCAAGATGCGTAACTCTGAGTCCCGCTCTGACATGTACCGTTGGTGGGACGAGGTTGCAGAAACCCGTTTGGAACCGGGCGGTCTGTTAGTCTTAAACGGTCAGCGCATGTCGTCCGACGACATTTACCGATACGCACTAGATAAGAAGGCCCCGCTTGACGAGGACGAAATGGACTCGGTGGGGGAGGGCATGGTGCCAGAGGAGAACTCTGGACAGGCTTCCTCCTTGCCTAGTGAAACACTCTCCCCCACTGAGGAATCCAAGTACCATCACCTGAAGTACAAAGTCCACTACGAGGACTGCTGCGACGGCAACCACAGCCTGAACGCAGAACCGTGGCCTAACGGTTGTCTGTTGTATCCACGCCGTTTGCCGTGGCGAAAAATCCGGCATATCAAGGCGCAAACTCCTGACCGGTACGAGATCCTGTACCAGCAGGAAGACGCTGACCCGTCATCGGTGCTAGTCGATCCGATTTGGGTGTCGGGCGGCGAAGGTCGAGACGGCGTGCATCACGTCGGATGCTGGGACAGCGAACGTGACCTGTGGGAGTTACCGCAGTATCTGCCGTCTGATCCTGTCATTCTTGCTTCGGCTGACCCTAGCCCGTCAAACTTTTGGGCATTGCAATGCTGGGCATACGTAGAAGAAACAGAGTACCGGTATTTGTTGGAGTCATACCGGCGCAAGATGGACGCGCCCTCATTCTTGGATTGGAACCATGACCAACAGTGTTTTACCGGAATCGCAGAGGATTGGTGGCAAATATCGAACGATATGGGGCACCCGATCCAGTACTGGATTGTTGAAGCCAATGCTGCACAAAAGTTCATCCTTCAGTACGACCACTTCCGCAGGTGGGCGTCAACGAGGGGCGTGGAACTTGTGCCGCATTACACGCACTCTAAAAACAAAGGCGACCCGAAATACGGGGTGCAGATGCTGGCCCCCTTGTACAAAGCCGGACGAGTACGGTTGCCGGGGAAACAGAAAACTGCCGCACGTCCACACTCGTTACTTCTGGTAAACGAAGTCACAAAGTGGAACCCTGAAGGCACTGGTTCCCGCACGGACGATTGTGTTATGGCACAATGGTTTATGGAGCACAATCTTGAAAAGATTTACACTCCATCTGTTGAGGCGGTGCGGCAGTGGCGACCGTCGTGGCTTTCTGGAGACGCGCGCATATGAAGTCCGCTGAAGACATCGTTGACCTGTATTATTCCCGCACGCAAAATCATGCGGGCGTCAAGGCGCGTATGCGCCACATTCGTGACCATTACAACGGCGATGTTGTAGTGCCGCTGCCCGAAATCGACACTACTGAGTCGGCTGCGGTTGCCAACCTGCTTGCTCAGGGTTTGGACCAAACCGCTATGCGTGTCGCGTCGGTGCTGCCGGACATTGTGTGCCCGCCTGCAGACGACACGTCTAAGCAAGCTCGCAAACATGCACAGATCCGTCGCAAGGCCATGTTCGGCTGGTGGCAGAACTCGACGCTTGACTTGCAGTTAGCCAAGCGTGCCCGTCACCTGATCGGCTACTCGCAATCCGTGTCGCAGTTGCGGTTCGATCCGAAAAAGGGTGTGCCGACGTGGCACTGCCGTGACCCGCTGACGGCGTATCCGTCGAACCTGCGGGGCGTGGACGACATGACCCCTGCTGACTGCGTGTTCGGATACGAACGCTCGTACGGCTGGATGCAGACGTTCTACCCCGAGGCTGCGTTGCGGTTTGCTGGCGGAGTTAAAGACTCGCCGTACGAAAAAGACGAAGCGATTGAAATGATCGAGTACGTCGATCATATGGAGACGGTGCTGGTCGGGTTGCGTAACCCGCACACCCAAGGTTACGCCAGCGACGACACCAGCCCCGTCGTCGTAGAGTTGGAACGTGTCCCGAACCTGATCGGCCGCTGCCCCGTTGTCGTGTCAAACCGGATCTCGCTGGACGAGTCCCGAGGCCAGTTCGACGGCATTCTTGGCATGTACCAGCAGCAGGCAAAGCTGATGGCGCTTGAGGTGCTGGCCGTGCAGAAAGGCGTGTTCCCTGACACTTGGCTGGTCGGCAACGCAGGCGAGCAGCCGAAGATCGTCAACACTGCTAACGGCCTGACTGGCGAAGTTGGTGTGGTGCGTGGTGGCACGCTGCGCGACATGCAGATGCAGCCAGGGTTTATGACCAACCCTGCCATTGACCGCCTGGAGCGTGCCCAGCGTTTGACTGCTGGTATTCCTGCCGAGTTTGGCGGCGAATCTACCTCCAACATCCGTACTGGTCGCCGTGGCGACGCAGTGCTGTCTGCTGTCGTGGACTTTACAGTGCAAGAGACGCAGAAGACGCTTGCTCGTGCCCTTGAGGAAGAAAACCGGATCGCCATTGCTCAGTGCAAGGCGTACGCCGGTAACAAGCCCCGGTCGTTCTACGTCAGCATGGGCAAAGTCAAGGGCAAAGTTGATTACACCCCGAACAAGCACTTTACGACCGACGACAACGTGGTGTCGTACTCGCAGGCTGGCGCAGACATCAACAACCTTGTGATTGCTGGCGGGCAGCGTCTCGCAATGGGCACCATGTCCAAGGAAGCGTTCATGCGTATCGACCCTCTGGTTGAGGATGTCGAGAAGGAACGTGACTCGGTTGTGGCAGAGCAGTTGGAAGAGTCGTTGCTGGCTGGGTTGCAGCAGCAAGCGATGCAGGGTGCTTTGCCGCCGTCCGATTTAGCTCGCATTATGGAGTTGGTAAAGAACGATCAGGCTGACCTTGCGGAAGCGGTTGGCCGTGTTCAGCGTGAGGCGCAGGAACGTCAAGCTGAGCAGGTTGAACCGGGGGCACCTGAGGCGCAGCCGGGTATCGCGCAGCCGGGTGCTGGTGCTGAAGCTGGCGGCGGTGCCCCGGCTGGCCCGCCTGATCTTCGTGCATTGCTAGGAGCGCTCTGATGCCACGTCACGGTAAAGGCCAGAAGGTGCAGACTGCTCAAGGTCAGCAGTATGGGCAGGCTAAGGAGCAGGAAGAAGCGCAGCAGATTATTTCGTTGCCGCAGATGCAGCAGCCGTCGCCAGCGACGATGGCTCCTGGCTCTATGGCGTTTGCTGGCCGGTCGCAGATGCCGAACGAGCCGGTGACTGCGAAGGGCGCGATGCCTGCTGCTACGCCTCGTACGGACCCGACGCAAGAGTTCAAGGTGCAACAGTTCTTGGCGGTCACGTCAGAACTTGTTAGCCAGGAAACGGCGTCGCCTTGGTTGCGAAACGCTTACCGGATCGCTAAGTCGCAGGTGCGCGACACGGCACAGTTTGCCGACAAGGGGCTGATGCCAGGCGTCGAGGATCAGTAATGGGTTTTTTTGACAGGTTGTGGAACGGTGCAGTTGACACCGTTACCGGCCCTGCCGAGTTTGTTGTTGACGTAGTGTCGGCTGGCCGGTCTGCGGCGAGCGGCGATTTCGGCGGTGCAGCCGAAACAGTGTTCAACTCGGTGCAAGAAGACTTGCTCGGGCAAACAGTCCAAGGCTTGTTTGGTGCCGAGGGTATCGGCGGCACGCTAATCGGAGCGTTGCCAGAAGAGGTCCGTGACCCGGCTCGTTCAATCATTGACCCTGTGTTCGGGGCGTGGGATTGGACTGTGCAGGAGTTGGTTGACCGCCCGTTGGGCACGTTGTTCACGGTCGTGAACGCTACGCATCAGAACGGCGTTAGTTCGCTGTTTGATCTTGAAACGTATGCGAAAGCGTGGGACATCAACGACAAACGCACGTTCGGTCAAGCGTTCGCAGCAAACCTGTACATGATCGACCCGTTTGATGAGGACGAGTACAACTCGATCCAAGACGACCCGCTGTTCAACCTCATTTCAGGCACTGCTGACTTTGTGCAGGAGTTTATTGACCCGGTGACGATTATTGGCGGTACGACGATCAAGGCTGCGCGTGGCGGTGCCGTGTTGGGGTCGTCGTCTCGATCAAAAAACATGGGCAAGCTGCTCAAGACCGATGAGTTACTGGAAGGCGGGCAAGTTGGCGGACGTGGCGCTATTCGCACGCCTCGTGAAATTACGCGTGTGTACGGCGGCGGAACCGGTCTGCGTCCCGAGAACATTCTTGGGCGTCGTGACGGCATCTTCAAGTACCTGACCAAGACCCAAGATCAGATTGACAAGCGGCAAGCTGTCATTCGAAATCACACGCAGCAGCGTGGTATTGCGTTCGTGTCTAGCGACGAGTACATGAACATCGAGAACACGATGGCGAAGCTAGAAAGCCCTGGCGAGCGTGCTGAGGCGTTCCGGCAGTTGGTTGGTCCGGCTGGCCGCAACATGTCTCGTGAAGCGGTTGAGTTGTATGCAAACGGTGCGACGCCGTTGGCTCGTGCTCGGACGATGCGTGCGTTGTCTGGCGACATGTCGGTGTTGGAAGAGATCGCTGCTGACGCCAGCAGGCTAATGGAAATCATGCAGGGCGACAACTGGGCTGACATTGACTTAGCGTTGCGTCTTCCTAACATTGGCGGCGACGTTGCAGGTGCAGCAGAGTTTCGCAAACTTGCTGAGCAGACCGACTGGTCTGTGATGTCGCAGTTCCAAGACGCGTTGTTTGACTCGCAGCAAAGGCGTCTGACGTTCCACAACGGAAGATATTTGGGTCAATACGACTCGTCTGTTGACCAGTTAGTTGACTTGGCGCTTGAGAACGACGATTTGGTGCGTGCCGGGTTGGAGTCGATTCTGGCTGTCAGCGACGACATGTACCTGAACAAAGTGTCGTTGGCGAGTTTGCCGCAGATCAAGCAGTTGCCGTGGGGCACGCGCTTGAACGCTTTGCTGAAAAACCATCGTGAAGTGCTGGAGCAGGCTGGCCCGAACCGGTGGGTGATAAGCGAGTTCCATAACCCGCACACTGTTGGCAGCAGGCGCGGCGGCATGTTTGGCAAGGGCATTCGTGTCGTTACTGAACGCACCCCGCAGACGCACATCTTCTTTGACGACCCTGATTCGGTGACGCAGTTTGAGCGTGTGCTGACGCAAGCGACCCGTGTGGACGTGAACGGCACAAAGGTTCTCAGCGCTCAAGAAGCAGCGAACCTTGTGTCAAACTTTTCTCGGTTGAAGCGTGCTGGCCGCATGGAAGATGTCAAGACGTTGTACAACGATGCGGTTGAGCGGATTAACAACCGGCTTGATAACGCGTTGGCTGACAACGGCATGGGCGAACGTCTCGGTAAAGGCGCTGGAGAGATTGACCCGCAGGGCCGGACGCTGACGGATCAGTACCGTAAGCAAAACGGGCAGTGGGGCCGGGAGGCTGAGAAGGCTGTTGGTGTTAGCGATGACGCTGGTGTGGTGACGACGCAACGTCTGATGGAAGACGGAACGTACATGGTGATCCAGCATCGCATGTCGAAGGCGCAGGTGAAGAACTCTGCGGTGCAGCCTCGTTACGATGTAGTGCAGCGCAAGATCGAATTGGCGCAGAAACGAGCGCAGTCACCGATTCGGCAGGTGCCGGTTCGTATCGGTGACGCTGCTCGTGGCGCAGTCGGTTTGAGCAGTCGATTGTTGGACACTCCGCAGCAGGCGTGGCGATCCTCGATGTTGTTGACGCCGAAGTGGCCGATGCGTGTCGGGTTGGATGAGCAGTTGCGTGCGGCTGCTGTGCTTGGCGGCATCACGCAGCTAGGCAACCTTATTGGTGCGTTCCCTGAGTTGCGGCGTGCGTTTGCGTTGCACAACTTGGACAACATTGACGCTGCTACTGACGCGCAGGCGATCACTGAGTTGTTGGCTGCACGGGTCGGCATGGAAGCCGGTGTTGATGACGCATACGACATCTTCAAGGCGGCAACCGAAGCAAACCCTGACGCGATCAAGGATGCGGTGTCAGAGTTGCGGCGACAGAAAGTGTTGTCTGCTCGTGACTTGAAAAACCGCAAGAGCAACATTTTGCGCTTGGGCAGAAATGCTGCGATGAAAGGCGTCGGTGTTGGTGCGTTGATGGGCAACCCGCTTGTTGGCGCAGCGTACGGGTTCGTTGCCTACATGGGGAAGCGTCGCCGCATCAACGATGCGTTGCAACGCAAAGCCGCACTCAACTACGCAGAAACGTTGCGGTTTGAAGGTGAGCGCATGTTGCGTGAAGCGGTCGGGCCAGAAGAGTTGGCTGAGGCTCGCCGGATGATGGACGACGCTACGCACATCAACAAGCTAATTGACTCTGAAGATGCGGCGATCGGTGCGACTGCGCGTGAAGCAAAGAACGCGTTTGACTCTGCCGAAAAGTTGATGAGTGACGCTGGTGTTCACGGGTTGAACATTGGCGGCGTGTCGTTCCGTAATGCGTTTGGTGATGACACTCGGTATCAGGAACAGATCCGTGCTGAAGTGTCGTCTAGCCGGTCACAGTCTGCGTTGTTCTCGGGCGCTCTTCGTGACTCTGAACGACAGCTTCGCCGGTTTGAAGATGTCAGCTACACGACGTTTGACGCTTTGAAACGCGACGCTGACGGCAACCTCGTCAATGCTGTTGACATCAGTCGCGAGTGGGCGAACATGATGAACCGTTACACGAGCGGTGATCCTCGGTTCCTTGAGATCGTGTGGTCGAACGAGTCGTTGGCGGAGCGTGCTACGGCGCTTGAAGAACTGTTGCGGCGGGACTCTGGCTTGTTGTCGGACCTTACGTCTCGTCGTGTTGATGACTTTGCCGACGACGAGTTGATGTGGACGGCAGAGAACATCATTGCCGAGTACGACGACGTGCTGCCTGCTAACTACTTCCCTGAACTGCGCGACAAGGCACGCATGGGTCAGAAGCCGTCGTGGAAAGAAGTCACTCGCAAACTCAACAGCGACGTGTCGCTAGGCGACGGCGACCTGATGAGCAAGATCGAAGCGATGCGCGAGTACAACCCTGGGTTTGGTAAAGCGGTTGCCCCTGAACCTGTTTCGCACCAAGGCGCTGCCCGTCGAGGCCTTAGCGAAAGCTTGTTCGGGTACACCGAGAACTTGTTTAAGATGTTCGGCACGTTGCCGACTGACGAACTGGCCCGCAACCCGTTCTTCCGCACGAAGTATGAGCGGGAACTGCGTCGTCGTGTTGCTGTGCTGGCAGACCCTGACGGCAGGGTGCGGATTTCGCAGAAGAACATTGACGAGATCGAGCAGCAGGCTCGGGCGGCAGCGTTGAAGGAAGTGCGTGAGGTTATGTACGACCTTGCGGAGAACACTCGTATCAGCGAGATGGTCGGCAACTCGATGCCGTTCTTCAATGCTTGGCAAGAGGTGATCGGGCGCTGGGCAGGGTTTGCTGTTGAGAACCCGACGTTCGTTGGTAACGCTTTGCGGCTGTACCGCAAGGAGTGGGACGCGCAGGCGTTGGGTATCAGCGAAGTTACGGTTGAGAACCCTGACGGGTCCGAAGGCGCAACGTATCTGATGTTCCGACCGTTCGGTCCGGCCTACGATTCAGACGGCAACGAGACGACAATCTTTGATGCGATGTCGCCAACGATGCGGAACCTGCTGATCCCTGAGATGTTGCGGGATCAGGACGCAACGGTTCGTTTCTCTAAGGAGGGGCTGAACACGATTATGCAGAGTCCTGCTCCTGGGTTCGGTCCGTTGATTACGATCCCGGTGCGAGAAGCGATCCTGGCTCGTCCTGGGTTGGAAGAGACGTTTGGGTTCATGTTCCCGTTTGGGCACCCAGAGGGCGGGTTCTTTGACCGTTCGATCAAGGGCAACTTGCCGACGTGGGCAAAGTCTGTAGACGACTACTTCCGTAATTCGCAGACTCGTGAGCGTCTGGTGCAGCGCATGTTCCAAGACATCGTGACGCAGCGCGCTGAGGCAGGCGACCCGTTGGACTGGAACAACGACATGGAAGTCAACGCTGCAATCGAGTTGGCAAACGACCGGGCACGCGACTTCTCGCTGTTCCGTGTTGCTGCCGGTTTCTTCTCTCCAACTTCTACGACGTTGCTGTCGCCGTACGAGCCGCTGGTGCAGGAAGCCCGCAATCTTCAACGAGAGCACGGCACGCTTGAAGGCAACGCAATCTTCCTTGATCGGTACGGCGAAGACTTCTTTGCGTTGACGGCCCGCATGACAAAGCTGAACGACGGTGTGGCTGCGTCGATTGAGTCTGAAGAGTTGTACATGAAGCATCAGGATCTGGTGCAGGCGCATCCTGAGATTGGTGCGTGGGTGACTGCCAGTCTGGGTGGCGCTGATGAGGAGTTTGCGTTTTCGCAGGCTGTGTATCGGCGTCAGATGAACATGGAGTTGGCTCCTGGCAGCGACCAGAATCGTCGTGAACGCAAGACGCCGCTTGAGGCGATTGCTGATACGCAGGCCGAGTTGGGTTGGAAGAAGTACTCGGAGCTGCAGGATTACAAGCGCAGCAAGCAGGAAGAGTCGATTGCCTTGGGTATGTCGGGGTCGATGAACGCAGCGCATATGCGTCCGTTGGCGACGTACTTGCAGCAGGAGATCGACGCGTTGCGTGTGGAGCATCCTGCGTGGGCTGCACAGTTTGACGATTACGGGCGGTCTACTCGTCGGATGGCTGCGATTGTTGACGGGTTCGTGGCTGGGTTGCAGGACGAGCAGTTGTTGTTGCGTCCGTCTACGCAGCATGTGATCGACTATTTCGAGTTGCGTATGTATGTGCAGCGTCGTTTGCAGGAACGTGAGCAGCAGGGTGGTTCGGACAACTTGAGCGCTGGTTCTAACGAGGACTTGTTGCTGTATTGGGAACAGTCAAAGGAGCAGATGAGCTATGTGCCTGAGTTCTCTGCGATCTACGACCGTTATTTTGAGCGCGATAAGCTTGATCGTGCGACGTTCGTTTCTGACGATGCTTTTGAAGGGTTGTTCTGATGGTTACTAGTTACGCGCAGCGTGATGCAGCAGTAAGCCAAATTGGTGCGGGCATGGCTGGCGGCGTTTCGGCAACCGTGTTGGGTTACGGCGACCCTGTGCCGACCCCTGGCGGGTTTATCATGCGCCCCGGCGCAGAACCGATCCAAGAAACGGTGATGGCCCCTGAGCCGATCACGGTTGATGACGTGTCGGCGGTGCTGTCAGGTTTGACCCCTGAGGACCAGACGTTGTTGGCAATCGACATGTTGGCAATCGGTGTCTATGACGACATCGACTACATGTTTGACGACAACAACCAGATCGACCAGCAATACTTTGTGCAGCAAGTCAACAAGGCGGCTGGGTTGGCGGCTACGTCCGCAGAGTACGGGCTAGACACAGACTTTCTCAATGTGTTGCTGCGTAACTCTGACCGTACGCCGGAGGAGTTGACGGCGTTGTTTGCGGAGAAAAAGGCTGAGGCGCAATCGGGCGGCGGTCGTGTCATCAACTACATTGACCCGGTTGCGTTGGTTGACGCTGCGAAGAAGGCTACGTCGTCGGTGACGGGCCGTATGGCGACTGCTGAGGAGTCGCAGGCGTTTGTGAAGATGATTCATGGGTTGCAGGCGTCTGGTGCGCCTGGGATCAGTGTGGGTGCTCGTGCTGAGGCGTTTGCTCGTGAGCAGGCTCCTGAGGAAGCAAAGGCGATGGATTACGCTAATGCTGCTGGTGTGTTGATGCAGGCGTTGGGGATGCGAGGCCGATAATGTCAATTACAAACGAGTTTGATGATGCAGTAGCTGACGCTAACGAAGACGTTACTGACCAAATCAACGCTGCCCAAGATGTTATTGACATTGGTGAAGACGCTAATTACTTCTTGGATATTTTGGCGGGCGGCGACCCTAACTCGCGTGATCGCCTAACGATGGATGTTGTCCAAAAAACCGTGGACATGTTGGGCGATGACATTGACATTGAATCGTTCATTGACACGCCAACTTCTGTCGATTTCTTGTTGGATGATGTTCCAGAAATCGAGCCTGTTCGCATCCGTGGCTCGTTTACGCTACCGCAGTTCTGGGATCAAATCTTTGCCAGTGGCACTCCTATGGGTGCCTACAGGCAAGAAACCGCTACTCGTGTCGAAACCGCTGTCATTGAATTGCGGAACTGGTATGCGACTATTGACGAAGCTAACGACCCTGCGTACGAAAACCGTGTAGCTGAGGCTCGGAGGTCAATCGCAGAGTTGACGCCGATTCGGGATCAGTTGCGTGCTGGCAGTGACAGGGAACGAGCGCGTGGTTTGCAAGCGTATGATCCAAACGCCTTGGGCGTTCTGTTGGATACGCCTGAAGGAACACGCACTACTCAGTCTGATACGGAGTTGCGTGAAACCTTGGCAGGGGTTGATTCCGTTCCGCCCCGCACACGACGCCCGGCTACTTTCAGTCCACAACAGCGTCGCCGTCTAGACGCTTTGCGGCCTGAAGAAACGGAAGAACCTGAAGAAGAACCGGCGAGCAATCGTCGCATATTTCAGTTGCCGCCGTCAGAGCGTTTGGACACGATGGGGCCACGCCCCGAGCTAACTCCAGAAATCAAATCCGCTAACGTACGAAATCGGATTCTTCGTGAGCAGCGTGCGTATGACGCAGAAGTAGAGCGACGCACACGTTTGGAAGAACGCCTTGCTGCTCAGCAGATGCGCTCGGACGCAATCGCTCGTGTTGGTGAGCCTGGACGCCTTGAGCAAGCACGTTTGCGGTTTATCAGCGATCGTGAGCGGGGGCAGGGCAATGCTCGGGAGTCGTTCGAGCAGGGCATGGCGCTACTGCGTCAACAACCTGACGACGTTCCTACGTCTCCCTCTAGCCCTGTGCCGGGGCGCGCTACTAGGACTCCTCGTGGGTTGGGCAGGGAAGCTACGGGTACTGGTTCTGCGTTTCAAGAATCGGTGTCTGACCGTGCTGGCGAAATGCTGGTTGACGGAGCCTCGGCTAACCAGCAGCGTGCAAGGTTTGAACAGGCGATGTACGGGATCATTCCTGGCGACGGCGACGGCGACGGCGGAGAAGAGACTACGACTCCGACGTACAGGCCAGGGCCAACCGCAGCACAGATTCGTGACGCTAACCAGGCAGAAGTAGAGCTACTGCTTGCACAGCAGTTCGGCGGGTTCTCGTTCTTCCTCCAGAAGCACCGCAGCGACCTGCAAGTCGGCCTGACCGCAGACGGTCAGGTTGTCCGAGCCGACGACCCGAACGCTGCGACTGTCAAGAACATCCTTGATGTCATCGTTGACCAAGGTATTACGGCCCCGACCCGTGTCCTCGGGCTGCTGGAGAACACCGAGTGGTGGCAAACGACTGACGCCAGGATGCGGGAGTACGACGTGCTCACCGCAGACATGTCGGAACCGCAAAAGCTGGAGTACCTAGAGCCGGTTCTGGACAACTTGCGAGACGAGGCACAGTTCCTTGGGTTCCAGTTGGACCCGACTCGTGCCCGTGACTTGGCTGAGCAGATTACTCGTATGGGCGAAGAAACGGATGCCGAAGTTATCCGTGGCATGCTGGTTGCCGAGTCGGCATTCAACGCTGCCGAGGTCACTGCATCTAGCTTCGCTGCGGCCCGTGACGAGATCGTTGCTATGTCAAAGCGGTACTTTGCGCCGATCAACGAGGACGTTGCTGCCGAGTATGCCCAAAACATTTATGTCGGGACGCAAACGGCTGAAGGCGTTGAGCAGATGTTCCGTGAGCAGGCTGCAATAAATTACCCGCAGTTGCAGAACGCGTTGAACGCTGGGATCACGCCTGAGCAGTATTTCGCTCCGTACAAGTACGAGATCGAGCGGATGCTGGACCGTCCTAACGTGGATTTGTACGAAGAGTTTGGTGACGTGGTGCAGTTTATTCCTGATACGGGGACTGGCGAGGCTCGTCCGATGACGTTGGGCGAGGTGCGTAAGTATGTGCGTGGCTTGGATGAGTGGCAGCAGTCGTCGCAGGGCAAAGATTCTGCGAGGGCGTTGGCGTTCTCAATCGGACGCACGTTTGGTGAGGTGGCCTGATGAGTGACATTCCCCCGATGGACGTAACCGAAGACGACCTTGCGATCTCTGCTCAGGAGGAGCAGGACGCGCGCGATGCCGTTGAGATTATCCGAGACACGCTGCGACAGTACGGGCTAGAAGACCTGACCAGCGAGGCATACAACATGCTGATCGACGGGTCATCGACTGAGGCTGTCGTGTTGCGTCTGCGGGAATCGGAATCGTTCCAAGAGCGGTTTAAGGGCATGCAGATGCGAACCGACAACAAGTTGCCGGGCATTTCGCCTGCTGAGTACATCAGCCTTGAGCGCAGCTACCGACAGACGATGGCGGCTGCTGGTATCCCTGAGGGGTTCTACGACTCGCCTGACGACCTTGCAGCGTTTATCGGCAACGACGTATCGCAGAACGAGATGGCGCAGCGTGTAGCTATGGCGGCAGCAGCGGTGCAGTCGGTTGACCCGAACTTGAAGACGCAGTTGCGGGATCTGTATGGGATCGGCACCGAGAACGACGGCGAGTTGACGGCATATTTCTTGGACCCTGACCGTGGCGTAAATATGATCGAGCAGCGGTTGCAGATGGAAGCTGCCGGATTGTCGTCTGCAGCGATGGGCACACTGGGCGGCGGCTTTGAGCGGGACACAGCGGAGCGGCTGGCTGATCTCGGTGTGCAGCGTCGTGAAGTCACTGAGCGGCTTCAGGGCGACCGTGGCTTGACGCAACAGCTTCTGGGTGAAGAGCAGGCAGTAACGACTTCTGAGTTGGCCGCAGCCGAGTTCGGGCTGGATTCCGACGCAATTGCTGACGTAGCTCGTTTGCGTCAGCAGCGGCAGCAACGTGGCCGTCGCCAAATGGGTTCGCTTGTGACTGGCGGCGGCGCTGCCGGTCTTGGCCGAGCTACTTGACGTAACCATTCATAACGCTGTATGTTTTTGCGTGGATCGGCCCCCATACGGGGTGAGCTGTTCCACCCAAATCTCCGTCTGCATTCCACCGTTGTAGACGCGTATCGAAGGTGAGTGACATATGACAGATGAAATGCCCACCGAGGCTGAAGACTCTGTTAGCCAAGAATCGAAGCCAAACTGGCGACGTGAGCTAGAAGACCGGGCTAAAGCCGGGGACGAAGCTGTCGCACAGTTGGCGCAGTTGCAGCGCGAGTTGTCGTTCCGTGACGCAGGTGTTGACCCGAACACAAAGCAAGGTCAGTACTTCATGCGGGGCTACGACGGCGAAATGACTGCTGACGCTATTCGTGCAGAAGCTGCCGAACTGGGCCTTACCGGACAACCGGTACAGGCGCAGCAACCTCCTGTTGATTACGGGGCGGAGCAGCGAATCGCGATGGCGGCTGACGATGCTGGCCCTGTTACCAATCCTGAACTCGATACGCTGATTCGTCAGACGAAGAACCCTGACGAACTGCGAGAGTTGATGGAAGCGCACGGCCACACTTGGAACGCAGCAGTCTGATGTAGCTGAGGTGGGCCTGATGGGAAGGAATCCCAATCATGGCCTTGACTCAGGTCTCTTCGGTATCTTCGGATACCACTGCATTTGAACAGCTTGCCTACTTCGCGCTGCGTAGCCAGCCGATGTTTGAGATGGTTGCGGACGTCAAGTCTACCAACCAGTCGCACCCTGGCTCCGCTGTCCAGTTCAACATCTACAACGATCTCTCGCAGGCCACCTCGGCCCTGACCGAGACTTCGGATGTGACCGCTGTTGCCCTTGGTGACTCGACCGTTACCGTGACCCTTGCCGAGTACGGCAACGCTGTCACCACCACGGCGAAGCTTCGTGGCACCTCGTTCCTCAACGTGGATGCTGACGCTGCGAACATCATCGGTTACAACATGGGCAACTCGATCGACAAGATCGTGCAGAACGTCCTTGTTGCGGGCAGCAACGTCTCTTACGGTGGCGACGCTACCGCTACCGGCGAGCTTGCTGCTGGCGACACCATCACGGCGTCGCTGATTCGGAAGGCTGTCGCTGCGCTTCGTGGCGACTCGGCCCCGACGATGGACGGCGGCGTGTACGTTGGCTTCATCCACCCGGACGTGTCGTTCGACCTTCGTGAAGACACCGCTGTGACTGACATCATTCAGTACCAGATCCGTCAGGATGGCGCTGGTGTCCGCATGGGCAGCATCGGCACCTTCGGCGGCGTGGACTTCATCGAGACGCCTCGTATTGACCACGGCACCAACGACGGTGCGTCGAACGTGGACGGCTACAACACCGTTATCTGCGGTAAGCAGGCTCTCGCCAAGGCTCACAGCCGTGGCGCTGGCTTCGGTGAGAACCCGTCCGTCGTGTTCGGTCCCGTGACCGACAGCCTCCGTCGTTTCCAGACGGTCGGCTGGTACCACTTGGTCGGTTACAGCCGTTTCCGTGAGGCTTCGCTCCAGCGGATCGAAACCTCGTCCAGCATCGGCGCTAACTGATAAGCGTTGATGGTGTAGTGTGAAGGGGGGTCGGGTGCGTGGCCCGGCCCCTCTTTCACGTTCTTCTGGAGTTCTGATGGCCTACGGCAAGATGTACAAGTCAAAGAAGAAGGCAGCACCGATGCCTAAGAAGAAGAAGAAGAAGAAGTAATGGCTAGTGGCCTTTACGGCATCACGTTTCTCAACGCTCTGAAGAACGATCTTGCCCTTGATCTGGACGACACGACCGCTGACCGGTTTAAGGTCATGCTGGTTACGTCGTCTTACACCCCTAACTTTGGGACGCACGACTTCAAGTCGGATGTCACCAACGAGGTGACTGGCACTGGCTATGACGCTGGTGGCAAGTCGCTGACCTCGGTGACGCTTACCCAGTCGGGTGGCACGATCACGTTTGACGCTGCCGACTTAACGTGGGCGTCTTCAACCATTACGGCTCGTGCTGCTGTGGTGTACGACGATTCGCTGACGAACGACCCGTTGATTTGTTACATCGACTTTGGTGCAGACAAGTCGTCGTCTGCTGGTGATTTTGTGCTGTCGTTTAATGCGTCTGGCATTTTCACTCTTGATCTGACCCCGTGAGGTTGACTCGTGGCTACTAACTTTCCTACTTCTGCTGATGACGCTACGACGGTTGGCGGCGACTCGCTGCCTGCTGCTGGCACGGCGCTGAGTGATTCGACGGCGGGTCATCCGTCGCATTCGGATCTGCATGAGAACGTCGGTGACGCTGTTCAGGCGGTCGAGGCGAAGGTTGGTACGGGGTCTTCGACGCCGGCTGCGAACACTGTGTTGACGGGTACTGGTTCGGGCACGTCCGGTTGGGCGACGGTCAGCACTGCGATGATCGGTGACGATCAGGTGACGCAGGCCAAGATTGCTGATGATGCTGTCGGGGCCGACCAGTTGGCTGCGAGCGCTGTTGTTACTGCGTCGATTGTTGACGATCAGGTGACGCAGGCGAAGATTGGACCTGGGGCTGTCGGGACGACGGAGCTTGGTTCCGATGCAGTCAACGGTGACAAGATTGCTGATGACGCAATCGCTGCGGAGCATTTGGCGACTGATTCGGTAACGGCTGATGCTATCGCTGCAAACGCTGTTGACACCGCAGAGATCAAGAACGATGCGGTGACGGCTGACAAGATTGCTGACAACGCTGTTGGCAACGATCAGTTGATTGCGTCTCCGACGTTTACGAACATTACTGGCACTTTGCTGACTAATGCTCAGACGAACATTACGTCGGTTGGCACGTTGGATGATTTGACCGTTACGGGCGTTATTGACGCTAACGGTGTCGTCAAGATCATTGACGGGTCTGCATCAACTCCAGCGTTGACGTTTGACAGCGATGAAAACACCGGTATCTACAGCGCTGGTGCTGACAAGATTGGCTTTTCAACTGGCGGGTCCTTGCACGCTTCTCTTGACGGCAACTTCAACGTGTTCGGCACAGATGTTTCGTACACAGCAGCAGACCCCATCGAAGGAACAGGCGACGATGCCGAATGGGCGTTGTCTTTCTTGACTTACTACTTGCGTCGCAACTCGTCGTTAGCTGCTTCTAAAGAAAACATCACCGACGACCTTGGCACGCACCTGACTGCTGACATGGTTGACAGTGTGGTGCCGAAGATGTGGAACCGTAAGGCGCACCCTGGTTACCCTGAGATTGGCCCGCTTGCCGACGACATGGACGCTATTTCGCCGTTCCTAGTCAATCGTGGTACTGATGCAGAAGGCGATCCGGTTCTGACCGGCATCAACAAGACCGCCTATTTGTCGTTGCTTGTTCTTGCAGTCAAAGACCTTCGTACCCAAGTTGCTGATCTAACTACTCGACTACAAGCCTTGGAGGGCTAATGGAAGTAACACCAGAGGAGGTTCTGCAAGTGATCCGTCAACGGTTCCCCTTGCAGTTTGAGATCGCCGTGCAAGCGGTGCAGATTGCGAAGCTGTCGCAGCCGCAGGAGGCTGCTGAGGAAGACTAATGGCTACAAACTATCCAGGGTCGCTGGACACCAGTACGCAGCAGCCATCGCCGTCTGCTTCGACGGAGATGGATGACTCTGGGTTTGAGCATGATGTCGTACACGCAAATCATTCTGGCGCGATTATCGCTGTCGAAACGAAGGTTGGTACTGGGGCTTCGACTCCTGTTGCTAATTCGGTGTTGGGTGGAACGGGTTCGGGCACGTCTGCTTGGACGACTACTCCAACGCTTGGCGGGCTAACTGTTAACTCAGGTGGCACAAACAACGTTGCTACGTTTGAGTCAACCGATGCTGGCGCACTAATTAGTCTCAAAGACGACAGCACGACGGGCGCTGCTTACGTTGGCCTTCGGGCTGACGGCGACATTTTGAAGTTGCGTTCAGGCAACGCTAATCAGGTGGAGATCGCAGCAGACGGCAACGCCACTTTTGAGGGCGTAGTACGAGTAGCAAACGGATCAAACACAGCACCGTCGTTGTCTTTCGATAATGACAACAACACGGGTTTCTACATTGCAGGCAACGACGGCGTTGTACGTTTCGTCGGCAACGGCACCCCAGGTGGCTGGCTTTCTAACACTGGTATCCGAACCGTTGACGGATCGGCAAGCACTCCGTCGTATTCGTTTACGAGCGACAGCAACACAGGCATGTTGCGGTCTGGAACCGACGAGCTTGGTTTTGCTACTGGCGGCAGTCAACATCTAACGATTGCGTCTGACGGCAAGGTAGGCATTGGCACCACCTCGCCCGCAACCCCGCTACACATCTCAGACGACGACCACGCCATTCTGCGCCTTCAGAACGAAGGCACTGGCAACACCGAAGGCCCAACTGTCGAGTTGTACGGCAACACGGGGCGTATGGGTTTGCTGGGTTTCGACAACAGCGACGACATTCGTATCAAGAACGAGACTTCTGCTGGCAAGCTGTTCTTCTT